TCGACAACGATAGAGATAAGATGCTTAGAATCAAGCAAGTGGACAGAGATTGTGAAGGTGGATTGTTTGCTGACTACAAATTTGAAAATGGTCAAGACAAAGAAATCTTTGACTTCATGGAAGTGAATGCACACAAACTTAGAGAAGTCTCAATGAGAATGGCTCTTAAGATTGCTGACTTGTTCAAAGTAACAGGTGTCAATGACTGGAGAACACTCGCCGAGTCAACGTGTATGAAAGTTAGATAACTCTGTGTCAGGAGTTGGGGGCGGCTGAGGTCGCCCCTTTTTTATTACCAAAGGGTTTGGTTTTGTCAATTAAAGGAAGTATAATAACAGTATGAATATAGATTTTACAACTAAAGAACAAGTCATCTTTTTTATGATGACCACTTCCATTAGTCTATCTCATTACGATTATAAATTCATATCTAATATGCAATCCTTAACGCATGACAAGAAACAAATCACATCAGGTCAAGCAGACTTATTTGATAAACTGTTGCACAAGTATAGAAAACAATTTGCAACAAATGGATACGAGTCTAATGATCTAGTTAAACTGCCTTGGAAGTGTGTGGTTGTACCTAGTCTTCCTAAATATACAAATGCAAATGTTGATTACAATAAAGAAATCGATAAATTAATTATTAAGGTTCCTTTTAAAAAAGAATTTATATCTGCATTTAGAAAAGAAATGTCAGATTACACAATGACTGAAATGGACAATGGTCAATCATGGGTATGGCAGAGTGAACACAAAAGATATGAGGCAAACCCAACAACTTATGCATTAAGATTAGCATATGATGTTTTACCTAAATATTTTACTACTGTATATCATAACGAAGTAAAAGATATTATAACAGAATTAGAATCGACTAAGGTAACATACCGAGACCCAACATTGATTGTTGAAGATGGTGTGTATACTGTAGTTAATTCCAATAACGTGTTAGATGAGTTACTATTAAATGTAACTTTGAATAACACACCCGAATGTTTATACTTAATGTCGCAATTAAGTATAAAGGTTGATGAAGCAATCACTAAGGGCGACCCTGAATTGTTGTTTGCTTCATCATACATAGTTGAATGCGACATTGACGAAACGGATGATTGGATGAATTGGCTTACAAATTTGAAGGTGAAGAATATACTGTTAGGACGTGGCAGCCCATCAACAAGTTTGAACCGATCGCAAGGTGGTGTTAAAGGTGCAGACATTTTTATTGAATGCAGAGATGTATTCAAAAGAAATAACTTTAACATGCATATGCAGAGAGATTTACTAGATGATGAACGATCAAAAATAGATAGTTTACCAGTGCTAGTACAATTCAACTCGATCCTTGAACCCGAAACATGTCATGGAGATAATCGAAATGGTAAAATCATAATTATTACTAACAGGAGAACCGTAAATATAACATGATGTTTAAATTAACAGAGGAAGAAAAAAACTTCCATATAAATTTTAGTCCTTTTTATGCAATAGTGGCAATAATGCTATTAATGTTTTGGGCTAACGAAATTCAATCACAAGAGATTGAAGAAGTTATTGTAACTGGAGCAAATGTTTATGAGTCTGAATCAGACCCATCTTCAGATGTGAATTTATTAGAAACAATCATGCCAGCAGTAACAGTGTCAGGCGGATATGGTTCTTTTATGGGTTACACTGACAGAGGTACGCAAACAGTACACACGACTATATATAGAAATGGTGTGCCGGCAAACGATGCTGGAAACGGATGGTATGACTTTGGTCATGACTTTGCTACTGGTAATGAAAAAGTAAAGATAGTAAACGGTCCTAACTCAGTCTTATATGGCTCGGGTAGTTTAGGCGGTGCAATCTTTATCACTGATGATCTTAAAGACGGATCGACTATCAGAGTAGGTAGTAGTACGTTTGTAAGTCATACAGGTAACGGTGTTAACCTTAGTTACTTTGATGCAGACAATGATAGTGTCAGAACTGACAACGATGAAAAGGATAGTTATAACAATCTAACACTTAAAGGTCAGAAAGAATACGGTGACTGGAAAGTAAATGTATCGGGTACATCATATGAGTACGATTACGATAATTGTTATACAGCATCTTTTTCACAAACAAATGATTGTGTGCAGTCTGGAAACAAAGGAACCGTCTCAGTAAGGAATGATAACTATACATTTGGTTATACATTTAATGATGCTGAGTATGAAACACAAGGTGTGCAAACTTTTAAAAGTGACGCAGAAAGAGCCTATGTAGATACTAGACACCAAGTTGGGTCTACACTACTAGGAGCAACTGTTGAGTATGAGAAGTATTCAGACTTTGATCAGAATCAATTATCGGTTTATTCTTTAACTAACTTTAATACCTTTGACGTTGGCTTTCGTCTAAGTGAAGATGCATTTGTGTATCGTATAGGACATGAACAGGGTAATTGGTTCTCAAGTTTCGGTACATCATATCGTAACCCAACTCTATATGAATTAAACGGTGACTCGTGGACTCAACCTAATCCAACACTAGACCCTGAAGAAGCAATTGGTTATGAGATTGGTTACAAAAGACTGACTCTTTTCAAATACAAGTTCAGTGAAGGTATTGATTATAGTTTCACAGACTCGCAGTTTGTTAACACAGGATCATATGATACACAAGGTATAAGATATGGAAACACATATCAGATCGAAAGATTAAACACTACAAACGTCGGCTTAATGTTAGGCTATACAGATAGTGATCAACCTCGTATTCCTAAGTATAAAGTGGTTGTATCAACTGTAACTGACTTAGGTGGTTATGATATCTCATTTAGATATACAGGACTATTCGACAGAGAGCCAGGTGCATATGACGGTACCGAAATGCTTGATGATGTTAGTTCGTTAGACTACAAGATTGAGAAAGCATATCCGAACTACTTGCTATCTTTTACTATAAGAGATATACTAGACAAAGAGTTTGAACTCGTACCTAACTACGCCGCAGGCGGATTAGAATACTTCTTAACACTACAATATAGGCCTTAATTAGATGCCAGGAATCGCTACATTAAAAATCAAAGATGAAGTCAATCTAAAGATTGATGGACTTGAGTTAGATGCTCGTAGGGCACTAATGCAGAAGTTTGAGTTTGAGGTTCCTGGCGCAAGGTATATGCCCAGTGTTAAGTTGGGAAGATGGAACGGCAAGGTTAGTTATTGTAGCCTTGCCGGCTCCACATTTATTAATTTACTAGAAGATATCATTCCGATATTAGAAGAATTAAACTACACCATTGAGTTAGAAGATATGAGAGAATATCAGACTCAATTCAATTTTACAGAGATTCAACAAGACACGTTTAAAGAGGTTCTCTGGCCTAAAGGACATGTCTGTGAGGGGCAGTCTATTGAACTAAGAGACTATCAAGTAGAAGTCATTAATGAGTTCTTAAAGAACCCTCAATCAATACAAGAAGTCGCTACAGGCGCAGGAAAGACTATTATGACAGCCGCACTCAGTAAGAGTGTCGAAGACTACGGTCGTAGCATTGTCATTGTACCAAACAAAAGTTTAGTATCACAAACAGAAGAAGACTACATCAACATGGGATTAGATGTCGGTGTATACTTTGGTGATCGCAAAGAATATTTTAAACAACACACCATTTGTACTTGGCAATCTCTGAACATTCTATTAAAGAATACTAAAAGAGGCGAAGCACAATGCACCATAGATGAGTTTATAGAAGGTGTAGTATGTGTGATAGTAGATGAAGTACACATGGCTAAAGCAGATGCATTAAAAGCATTGTTGACAGGTGTAATGTCTCACGTTCCCATTCGTTGGGGACTCACAGGAACAGTTCCCAAAGCAAGATATGAAAATATTGCTTTACAAGTAAGTCTGGGACCTGTAATTAATAAATTATCTGCAAAAGAATTGCAGGATCAAGGGGTACTTGCTAAGTGTCACGTAAACATTGTACAGTTACAAGATGAACAAGAGTTCGGTAACTATCAAAGTGAACTAAAACATTTACTCAGTGATGAAAAACGTTTAGACAAGATGGCTAGTCTTATTGATACTATATCTCTATCAGGGAATACTTTGATATTAGTAGATCGTATCAATGCCGGACATGCTCTTGTAGAACGATTAGATGATGCAGTATTTGTATCTGGAGGAATGAAAGTTGTTGACCGTAAAGAAGAATATGATGATGTTGCCGTTAGTGATAATAAAATCATTGTTGCTACTTATGGCGTGGCTAGTACTGGTATCAACATTCCTAGGATTTTTAATCTTGTACTCCTTGAACCAGGTAAGAGTTTTGTTCGTGTCATACAGTCTATCGGTCGTGGCATCCGTAAAGCAGACGATAAAGACTTTGTTCAAATCTGGGACATAACAAGTTCATGTAGATTTGCTAAACGACATCTAACACAACGAAAACATTTTTACAGAGAAGCAAACTATCCGTTCGTTGTAGAAAAATTAAAATACAAATGATTTCCCCGATTAACTTGAATAAAACTGCGAGGAGCAGTATAATAACAACATGAGAATATTAACTTTAGAAGACAAGTACTACAATTTAGAAACATTACCAGAAGAAATCGATGACCTTCGATTTGCAATTTTAGATAACTCTACGCCCACATTCGTAGATTACTATTATATACCCTTAATCTTTTTAGAGTCATTTAATGCTCCAGCAGTTGTATTGCAAGTTGGTGACAAGCAGATTAAGATGCCAGTTGATTGGCAAGTGTTGATCGGTGATGAAGAAGGTGGAGACTTAGAAACACTTCCACTATCATCATTGAATGACAGAGGTTTTTCTGTGTTCTCGTTCAATCCTTTATCTTCATTCGCACCCAACTTTCTTCCAATAGAGATTGTTGATATCTATTCAGATGTAACATGGTATGCACCGAGACTACGTAATGGTCAGTTCTTATGTGTTCCTTTAGACGATGGCCCGAAGCCAAGATGCATTTACTTTGTTAAAGAGATTAGTAGAAATTGTGAAATTATAGATTATGGACAAGTATTTTAATGGCTAGAACTAAGACTCCAACAGATGAAAAGTTTGAGAAACAAGACTTTAATCTGTTTGAAGCAATTGCCGCAATCGATAAAAAAGATTACGGATACTATGATCGACTAACTCCAGAACAACAACGAAAGTTTGTTCCGTTTATGATGTTACATTGGATAAGTGTAGTAAAAGGTAAACGTGAGTTATCACAATATTATTTG